CAATAATTTCCTCCTTCATATTTCAGACTCGCAAATGAACAACGCATCTGGTGATGTAGAAACCCTCCTCGACGATGCTCTAGCTACGGTAGAGCTGTTTACGATGACGGACCCTTCAGCAAGGTCCCGCCGCAGACATCGAGAAGCTGGTGCCTACTTGGTTCTTCCTGGGCTAAAAGAGATTGCTCGGTACGGCGGATACTCCGTCTATCGATCGCCCCAGAATACGGATCCGTACATCCGTCAAACTCTTAAACTCTTTGATCCTGACCTATATGGTAATATCTATGGGTTTACGCGTCGTCCAACCGGCATCGAGGGCTTGTATGAAAGTCTCAATCGCTTTGGTGAAACTCGTCGCGAATTCTCAGATCTTAACCAGATTCAGAGATCGGCCATGAAACAGGCCATCGGTGACGCTCGGAAAGCCTTTCGTCTACCAGTGAAACATCAACCACTGGATTGGCATGACGTAGGCCAACATATGCGGACGGATACGTCTGCAGGTGTGTCCTTCCCGGGCAAAAAGAAGGGCGAGGTAATGGCCCAAATCTATACCGAAGGTCGGTGGCAAGGCCATCGCATGAAGCAAGGTGGAAAGGGTCGCTTCGATCCAACAAAGGTACGGTTTCCTCCGTGCCTGGCAACACAAAGAGGAGCTTTGTCAGAGGTGTCCAAACCTAAGACGAGGCTAGCGTGGATCTATCCCGCCGAGATGTTGATGGTTGAGGGGTTGTACGCCCCAGTAATGATTAAGCAGTACGAGCAACTGCCTAACAACCCAATGTTGATCGGAAAATCGTCCCAGCGGTTGTACACCGAATGGGCCGTGAAGAGGAAAGTTGGTGAGAAGCTCTACGGACTAGACTTCTCCAGTTTCGATTCGCGTGTGCCAGCGTGGCTCATCAAGATAGCCTTTTCTATCTTGCACGATAACGTGGATTGGTTGAACTGGAAAAACAAACCAACGTCTAAGCGTTCCCGCCAAAAGTGGAGGAATGTTTGGGACGGCATGGTGTGGTATTTCATCAACACCCCAATACTGATGCCAGACGGTCGCATGTTTCGGAAGTACCGAGGTGTGCCGTCAGGATCCTGGTGGACCCAGTTAGTGGATAGTGTAGTTAACTACATCCTGGTTAAGTACATGGCGGCGTGTCAGTCGCTACCTATCACAAATCTAAAAGTCCTGGGCGATGACAGCGCCTTTCTTTCAGGTGGCAACCTGAACCTGTCTACTGCCGCGACCGATGCGGATGCCGTTGGCATGGTCCTAAGTACCACGAAGTCGTACATTGTGTCAGACCCCACACAATTGAAGCTTCTTGGCGTCACGTACCGTGACGGCCATGCTCACAGGGATAGAGACGAGTGGTTTAAACTCGCTCTCTACCCGGAAAACGAAGTCCCGGACGTGTCCACGTCCTTGTCAAGACTAGTCGGTCTATGGATCGGCGGCGGAATGTGGGATCTCCACTTCTCCTCATTCATGCAATTCTTTCAACGATGCTACGAGTGTCCAACCGAAGGTTGGTTCACTAAGGACCAGCGCCGCTGGCTGGAGATCGTTCATGGAGGGAGAGCCCCTAGAGGGTGGTCATCGAAGAGATCACTCTTTTGGAGGTCAATATTTTATACGCTCTAACGAGCGTGCTTCGTCCG